ATAATGCTACTTATGGAGCAACTCTTGGAGAAATACAAGAAGTAAATATTTCCTTTGAAACAAATGGAACTATAACATCTGCTATTTAATTAGTTTACCAACCCCAAAATTATGGCATCAAAAAGAACAATCGACCTTCTTACAGAATCTTATAAGGAGGAAATGACCACCAGAAGAAAATACGAATGGAAAAACTCTAATGGTGATGTTATTGAAACTTTATATTTTAAACCTTTAACTAGATACGACAGAAAGAAGGCTCAAGCTGCTGCTGGAACAGAAGAGGCATTAACAATGACTACTCATGTACTTTGTCAAATGGCAGAGTTGGAAGATGGTAGCAAAGCCTTTAATATGGCAGATGCCGCAGAGTTGCACAGATTTATTCCAGAGAATGTTTTAAACGAAATCGAATTATTTTTATTTGACATAAAGCTTGATATAAATACAGCAAAAAACGAATAAGAGGGGATAACTGGCTTAATTTTGAGTTTTTCCTAGCAACAGAACTTGGTAAGACATTGCAAGAATTAAGATTATCTTTGACAGAGGAAGAGTTAATATATTGGGCTGCTTATTATGAAATTAAGTATGAGAACGAAAAACGACAATCTGATCGTCAAAGAGCTAAATCAAGGTAATATATAAGAAAGACTTTTTAATTAGTGGCAGAAAGTATTGTAAAACTGAGAGTTGATGCCACTGGTGCGACAAGTGCTTTAAAAGGTGTACAGAATCAAACAAATAAATTACAACAATCTTTTGGTGGATTACAAACTGCAATCGCTGGCCTTGGTATTGGTTTATTAGCAAAACAAACTGTTTCAACAACCGCAAATTTTCAAGCATTGCAAATCAGAATGAAGGTATTAACCTCTGAATTTGGAGAGTTTGCAGAGGCACAAGAACTGGTAAGAAAAGCACAAGATCAATTTAATTTATCAATAGTAGAAGCAACAAAAGGAATTACAGATATTTTTGCAAGATTAAGACCTTTAGGAGTTTCTTTAAAAGACATAGAAACTACTTTTATAGGTTTTAATAGCATTGCAAAAGTAGCTGGATTAAATGCAACAGAAGCAAGTGCAGCTTTTACTCAGTTGGCACAGGGTTTAGGTTCTGGACG